ATAATAGTAGAGGAATGACATTAAGGCATAAAATAAAATTAGTGTTTTGCAGGATCACTTGGTGGTTAGGGATAACAGAAAAAGCAAGAAACTATTACAATGCCTTGCAGGACTACTATCATCTTTATAACATATATAACGTAATTGCTGGTGCTTATTTAGAGCAACATAGAAAGCGACCAGATGCACAGGAAACATATAAACTTAAAGGACAGGCAGAGATATTAGCCAAAATACTGGACATAAAAAGGTAATAATCGGGGAACCGATTGAAACTGAAAGCGATATAACAGAAGGCGGACAATCCAAATTATGGGTATCTGACGAAGGTGCTGAATCTACATTGAATAAAATCTATAAAGAATTACAGATAATGAATTTATATTTAAGCCAGATAGTTGGTGAAGAAATTACAAAGCAGGAGTTATAATGGCAGAGGCAATAAAAGATGGAGTGGGCAAGGGAAATTTAGCGAAGGTTGACGAATATAATAGATTAAGGAGTTACTCTACCACAGAATCCGAGATAAGTTATGAAAGCGAAACTCACGCAAGGGCTTATACTTGGACTCATAGTTACAACAGCGGGGCTAACGATACTATTTTATGGTTAAAAAATACAAGCACAACGTCATCCCTTATTATTGACACAATAATATTAGCAAGCGATACTACCACTCACTTTGTTATCCACTTCCCAAGCACAACAGCATCTCCCACAGGGACAGGGGTAACAGGCACTAACTTGAATAGAACTACCAATAATGTTGCACAAGCTACTTGTTACGGAGATGAGACAGGAAACTCGCAAGGCGTTGTAATGGCGCAGGGGATTATATTAAATAATGCCCCAGCAATACTGCCAGTGAACGGTTCAATAGTCTTAGGTATTAATAATGAGTTGGGTATTGATTTCGTTTCGGCAACAACAGCTTTAGGAATGGCAACTATCAGGGGATATTATCACGAAATTTAGGAGATAAAATGTTAATAGACGATGGAGCAGGAAGTGGCACAAGGGCATCGGTAACAGATAGCAATAGGTTAAACACTTCAGCAAGGATAGGTTCAAGGTTATATTATTGTTCAAGGTACGATGGGAACGCTTACACTTGGACAGCGGTAAGTGCAGATATAGACACCGGCGATACTGGTTTATATGTAGTAAACAATTCAACTACTAAAAAGTTATATATTGAAAGGGTTTACGTTTGGGGCGACGTAGCTGCACAATTCAAAATACATTGCCCAGCTTATGCAACCCCAGCAGGTGGCTCCGTGGTTGTTGGGATGAATATGAATAGAACTTCCGGCAGGGCAGCAGATGCAACTTGCAGGGCAGATGAAACAGCTAATACATTTGCAGCAGCCAATGTTATTACAACTGTAAGAAACACTTATATGTCAAGAGGTAACGGGGATGATAATGCAGATATCCCGGCAGCAGGTTTTGGGCAGTGGGTAGATTATCAAAGTGCTTTAATATTAGGTTATCACGATGCAATAGCTGTTGATATTATAGGGGAGACAGCAGCTTTTGAATGTACAATTATAGGGCATTTCCATAACGAGCCCGATTGATGATTAAGACAAGTTTAATAGATAGCGGTTCGGGTGAAGCTTTTAAGTCATTCAAAACTGCATTCGGCAGATTGATTGGCGTTATGACTCCACATAAACAATATGGTAGGTGGAACTCTGCTACTTGGGTTGGTGCAGTTGCAGAGACGGCAATAGTAACTCCTGATGCCGGTGGTTCGGTTGAGATATGTGATATATTTGTAACAGCGGAAAAGAAAAGAAATGGTACTATAAGAGTACACTTTGATGATGGTACTAATGAAAAGGATATGTTCAAATCAGAGGTAGATGACGGAGTGATTAACGTAGCAAGTAATTTTGTTGGCAGTATAAGAGGCTGGGAAGATGCAACTTTGTATTATACAATAGAAGGGACTTATTCAGGTTCATTATTAGTTACCTACATTAAACACAACAAAGATAACACAGAATCTTATAACGAAATGGTGGAGGCAAGCGGCTGGTGAACATAAAGGCAATTTTGGGATAAAGTATAAGATGAAAATTAGTTTAAAATATAAAGCAATAATATTAAAAAGAAATGACGGCTCGATTACTGAAACCTGGTATTATTTGAACGAGATACCCGGACGAATAAAAAATTGGTATCTGGGTAATTTTTTCATTAAAAGCAAAAAAAGGATGACAGATTGGGATAAATTCTTTGCACATCCTTATGTACAGAAGGTTGTAGATAATGCAGTCAAGAATTGTGATAAGATAATCGCTGAGAGGGGCGGATGACTTTAATAAAAGGATTTGACGAGCCGAAGCAACAAGGATTCAACGAGGAAACCTTGGAGTGGAAGGGCAAGAAATTAAAAGAAATGCACCACAAAGAATTGGTTGATATAATAGTTAATTTATTCAAAATCAATTTAGCGATGCAGGAAGAAATGAAACAACATAAGAAAATTTTAACACCGTATTCATAAGGAGATGAAATGAAACTAATAATTATGTTTTTAATAATGACTGCATTTACCTTTGGGCAGAATTTATTTTTTACCTCAGACACAACGGGCACAGCCACTAACACAGAAGACTCAATTAAAATTGATTTAGGGTTTGATACAGAGTTAATACAATCACGTTATGGATATGTTCAAGAGCAAGCAAGGGCGATTGCTATGTACCGAACGGGTACTTGGACTAATGATTCTTTGGGGGTATATGCAGCAGTTGACCCAGATTCACCTTATGTTGCTGTTTATTTTGACGAAGCCGTTTTAACGATGGTTGGCACAACCGGGGGTGATTATATATTATTTGACCCAAGACATTTTGCAGGGATAAGATATTTAATGTTTGTTTTACCTGCTGCTGAGGCGGCTAATAGGACGTACACCATTGTAAGAAGAAGATATTAAAAGGGCGTTATGAATATTTTAACGATGCAATATCATAAAGACGTTGCTGAGAAAAATGATATTCGTGTTAAAGAGCAACAGAAGCAATATATCTATTACGCTGGGGATGCCTTTAATATAAAAAAATACTTGGTTGATGCTATGACCCTATCTTATGCGGAGGAAGATATAGCAGAAATGCAATTACAGTGGATAAACATTACCGAGAAAATTATAAATCAAATGGCGGTAGTTTATCTTCAACCAGCGGTTAGAACTATAATGCTAAACGGGGAAGCAAGTGAGGATTTAACGGATTATTACAACGAAATAATGCCGATGAATATTAACACCCAGGATAAAGATGCTCATAGATTAGCGAAGTTGCACAACGTATCGTTGCCCTTTGTTAGTTATAACGAAGAGAAGGGTAGGTTTGATTACAAAACCCAGCCGTCTTATCTTTATAACATTAAACACGAATATGGGAAATTAACAGAACTCAGTTACGAAAAATATTTCAAAGAACAAGGGGAAGATGCTTGGTATCAAGTCTATTGGACTGATGATGAACATTACAGGCGGGATGCTTATGGAAATAAAAGGGAGATGCCGGATGGGGATGGAGAGAATCCATTTGGGGTAATCCCCACACCGGTATTTAGATTAAGAAATACTGTCGACTTCTGGGGAGAAGGTCGCAGTGATGTAGTAAATGTCAACGAACAAACTAATCTACTTTTAACTAAGCTAATCAACTCAGATATTATTATGGGTACGGAGGGAACTACCTTAGCAATAAATTTAGATTTGATTAAAAAGGGCGAAGAAGAAGCCGGAGAAAAGAAAGTAAAAACAGGGCGAAGGCATCCTATTGCTATTGATAACGTAAGGGCAGATGAAGTTCAACCAAGTTTACAGCATATAACAACCGACCCGCATATCGGAGAAACCCAAGATACGATAGACTGGTATATTAAAATGATTGCTAATTTTAATGGATTAAATCCTTCTACTATTTTATCTCAAATAAAAGATACGTCCGATTATCAGAAGTTAATGGATGCAGTAGATCAAATGGAAGTGAGGAAAGATGATATAGAACCTTGCAGGGCATTTGAGGGGGATAGATTTGAAATAACCAAAGCAATCAACAACGCTTATGTAGGGACAGACAAAGGCAAGGGGTTACAGGAATTACCGGAAGATGCTACCTTATCAGTTGACTTTGCAGAAGTACAAGTACATAAAACTCTTGCAGATAGACAGGCAGATTGGGAATGGAAATTAGAAAGGAATATCATCTCTTTGATGGATGTAGTTAAAGAAATAAACCCGGATTTAGACAACGAACAAGCAGAGGAATTATTAGAAGCAAACCGAATCGCCAATAGTAAATTAAGTGGTAAGGCAGGACGGCTTGAATTATTAACAAAGACTCCCCTGGGGGAGGAAGAACAGGAAGAAGAAAATGAATGAAACCGCTGATGCAGTAAAGAAGGTGGATGACGTGGACACTAACACGGATTCAAATAGTGGCAATGGAACAGATGACCATTCAACATCTGACAACAAGGCTGGAAGCGTACCTCTTGCAACCTTTCTTGGAATGAAAGACACAGTTAAGCAGTTAGAGGGTAAAATCAAACAAATGGAAGATACCAAAAAAGCGGAGGCAGATGCAAAGCTATTAGAGGATGGCAAATTGCAAGAGTTGATTGATTCAACCAAGATAGAACTTGCAGAAACTAAATCTAAATTAGAAGCAGCAGAATCCGAAGCAGAAGAATCTAAAACATTTAGAGGTGCTAAGATTGAAGAATATAAAAAGAAACTTGGCGATAAATGGCAGGAGGATTATAGTAATCTTTCTTTGATTGCTCTTGATAAATTAACATCTCAATTATTAGGTGTTAAGCCGAGCCCGGCTACCGATAAAGGTGCAACGGGTGAACATACAGAAGTAGAGTTGACTGCTGAACAAAAGAAAGAAGCTGAATTGATGTTCCCTTACGCTCCAAAAGAAAAAGCGTGGGAATTTCATAAGCATAATTTAATAAAATTAGGTACTATAAAAACGGAGAAATAAATGGCACATACGAGATATGGGTGCTTAAATCCAAATCCTAAAACCACAATGTACCCGGTTGCTGCAAGCCAGTATTTTCGTCCTGACTACCCCTGGTTTGTCTTTTTAGATGGCAGCGGTCATCTTGAATTAGCAGTTACAGCTACAGGCAAACTTTTTGGTTGTGTTGCGGCTGTCCCTACGGGGCGGGGATCAGGGTCGAGTGATGATTACTGGTTATCAAGTGCATCAGCGGGTCAAGATGAACTACCTGTTATAACAGTAGACCAGAATGAATTGTTTTTATTCTTAGCAGACGACACACCAACGGTTTCGCAAGGTGGAAATGCGTGTGATTTGTTAGTAGATAATGATGGTACAGCGGGTTATGTTGATATAGGGACAAGTTCAACAGACGTTCTGATAATTCAGGGCAGAGGTGTTGATTTTGTTGCTGGTGCAGGGGCTAATGACGTTGTAGTTAAAATGAACTCAGACGAACAACAAATTGATACATAAGAAAGGATAAACTAAAATGGCTTTTAGAAGTGATATGACCGAGCTAATGACTCGGGATATGTATGGTTGGTTCTTGCAAGAGTATAACCAACTATCGCCGGTTTATCCTCAAATCTTTGACGTACAACCCTTGGTAGGTGCGTATGCTCAAGAGACACAGGGTATCGGCTTGGGACAATTATCGGAAAGAGGCGAAGGTAACGATATTATTGCCTCTAATCCAATGGAAGGATATACTGTAATAGGTAAGTCCAGAACATTCTCAGATTCATTCTATTTAACAATGGAATTTGTTGAGGATTCAACACCACAGAAAATGGCAAGTGTAATGAGTGGATTCGCTTCCACTTGGGCTCAGGGTGTTGTAAATAGTAAAGAAACATTTGCAGCTAAATTTTTTATCTACGGTGGTTTCACATCGGGAAGACACGATACCTTTGATAATACAATCACAGGTGTTATATCTGATTCAAGCGGAGATTTGATTTACACAGGTAAACCATTCTTTGCTTTAAGTGGTAATAACCATCCGGCTAAAGACGGCTCAACATATTATAATAGTTTAGGTGCATTGAGTTTAACGAGTACAAACTTGCAGACAGCGTATAACTTAATGACTAATACTAATAACTATGATGAACGTGGTGAAAAAATATCATTAAGCCCGGATGTATTATTGATTCCCCCGGCTTTAAGATTCACAGCAAGGACTATTCTTGAATCCGAAGGCTCGGTGGGCGATGCAAACAATGATATAAATGTAACACAAAATCTTGTACAGCAATTAGAATGGCAGTATTTAACAGACACCAATGGTTGGTTCTTAGGGAAGAAACAAAAGGGCTTGAAGTTCTACGAACGAAAAGCACCCGTTATTGATTTCTATCAAGATGAAGTAAGTAAGAAATACTATGCAACTATTGATGCCCGCTGGGGCGGAACTGTTGATGAGTGGCGTCACTGGGTTGCTGCTAACATTTCAACATCATAAGGTGAAATAATGGCTAAGAAAAAAGCTGATGGAAAGGGACCAACGGTTACACAAAACTTTTATAGTGGAGTAGAACCGTATGTTCCTGATGAAAGTGTAAACACCGAAGGGAAAGAAAGAACAGTCATCGGTTTAATCGAAGCCGAGAAATTACAGAAAGCAGGATGGGTGTTGGTTGATGCCCATCTTACTTCTAAAGACCCTTTTGGTGATAAAGAGTATAAATTTAGAAAGGAATAAATAATGGGTCATATAACAAATTTCCCAAATGGAGTTTCCTCTTTCGGCGGACCTGTAACTGGCGGTGCTGGTTATAGATTTGACGGATGGTGGGATAACGATATTTGGTTTGTTGACTTTGACAATGGTAGCACTGGCTGGGAAGGCAAGGAAATGAGCACCCCTGCCACAAACCTATACCAGTGTTTGAATGTAGCAGGTGCCGGCGATACTATCTTTGTGAGAGAAAGAACTTCTGTGCCGAGTGTTGGTTCTAATAATGCGGTAATAACTCCTGCGGCTGCTCAGGCAGCTAACTGGACTATCGGGCAGACACAACATCACTTGAGTATTATAGGCACCTCAAGGAATCAGGGGTTAGCTCACGGCGTAATGTTCCAAAGTTATGCTGCACTAACAACCCCGACTATAAATGTATTGGCACCCTATTGTACGATTGAGAATGTAGGGTTCAAAGGGATTGCAGCACAAGTAGCTAATGGATTAGTCCAGGGGTATTCATACACACCCGGAACGGAAGATGGATTTGCTTTGACAATAGATAATTGTCAAATCAATGTTTACCAAAGTTCTAATGGTGGTGGAGTTGTTTTTGATTCTGGCAGATATTGCAGAGTCTTAAACACAGATTTCTGGCATTGCCGTTCAGGTGTTGAGTTGGCTTCAACTGCTGGCAATATCCACGGTTCAGTAGTCCAGAACTGCAATTTCTTCGGACAGGACACCGATATAGATGTGGATATTCTCTTAGGAGACAACTCACATACTTGGATTGATAGTTGTAATTTCTTGCACGATGTCCCTGCTAAAGCAGGCGGGTCGAGAACAAAATACATTCAATCGGTCGGGACATCCGAAGGTGTAATCAGTAGATGTACTTTTGGAACAGAAGCAGAAGCCAAAGCAACGGACAATACACCAAGCAACTTAGATTTGGTTGGTAACATTGGTTCATTCGGTGCAGGTTATTGGGGAGTTTCAACATCATAATGGAAATAATAATTAGAAAAGGCAACCCAACAGGTAGGACAAGAAGCTCTATTAACGAGAGAATGCAGGGTGAGTGGGGTACTTCAACCTTAACACCTGAGCAGAATGATAAATGCAAATACTTAGAGCGGGCAATTAAGGATAAATACGGAGTTAATAAGAGTATGATTAAACAATCTCATATTGACAGCGTTAAATGAAGATAGTTATTATCGGGAAAGCTCCTGGATGGAAGAAAGCCCCGAGCGAAGGTGAGACTTGGGGCATTCATTCGCTTTGCCTTTGGCGACCTGTAAGTATGGTTTGGGATATGCACAGAACAGATGAAATAAAAACAGAAGAACAGGCAGATATAATTAAATATGTTAATGATAATAAAGTTCCATATATGACTTTGAAGAAGCATAAGGACATACCAACCTCAATTGAATTTCCTTTAAACGAAATGCCTTTGATATACTCTGAATGCTCCGTTGCTTATATGGTTTGGTATGCTGTTCACAAAGGTGCAACACAAATTGATATGTATGGTGTTTGTTTAGGGCTTGAGGAAGAATATAGAGACCAACGACCCTCTGTGGAGTATTGGGTCGGCTATGCGAGAGGGAAGGGAATAACGGTAATAATACACGGTAAATCTGCAATATGCAGAGGTAGCCAAAAATTATATGGATATAACAGTGGTTAATATCAAAACAACTTGTGCTGAATGTGGAACTCCTTTGTGGGGGGAGAATCTTCACAAGCGGGGCGATGAATATTATTGTTCTGCGGACTTTGAAAGATTATCTCCTGAAGAGGATATGGTAAATAAATTAACAGAAAAGCAATACGATGATTATCAAGAGTTATTTGATGGAACTGGAATAGAAGAGTTGGTAACTAATGGTGGATTTGATACGGACACAAGCTGGACTAAAGGAACGGGCTGGACAATTTCAGGCAAAGCAAGTTCGGATGGGAGTCAATCGGCAGAAAGTTTATTGACTCAAGAAAGAGCTAAAACGGTTGGTGTAGAATATGTTTATACATTTACGATTAGTGATTATTCAGCAGGTTCGATAGCAGTGAGATATGGAACTTCATATACGGGGACGTCAAGAAGTGCTAACGGTACTTATACGGAAACATTAAGACAGTTGTTTGAATATAATAATAATGCTTTAGCAGCCGATGCAGATTTTATTGGTTCAGTAGATAACTTTTCAGTCAGGAGAAGAAAGATATAATGGTAGAATCATTTTTAACACAAAATTTAATTGTCAGGGGTGAAACAGCGATAGGTGATTATCTTCGGACAAGCCAGAGTGATTTCGCAAACATTTGGAAAGAAACCTTTGCAGATTTACTATTAGATTTAGATACGGTAGGATTAAAGATCAGACAACTTTGTGAACGCTTATCGCTGCAAACCTCAGTTACAAAAACGGCTGCTTTTAACGGTGCTATATCAAGTCAGGATTATGCACAAAGAATGAGATTGGTAATTCCGGTTTCAGCTATAACGGGGGATGCGGTATTTACTTTACAAGGGTCAGATGACGACGGGACAACGTGGACAGCAGTAACAATGGTGGCTGATGGTGGGACTTCTGCGACTACTCATACTATTTCAGCAGCGGCGACAGGGAATAGTGCAAATACTTATGTGATCACAAGATTGTATGAAAAGTATAGATTGCAGTTAATTTCAATAGGTACAACAGTTACTTACACGGCTTATATGATTGAGGAAGTTTATACCACATTGCATAGGGAAATGACCCGTAGAAAGATTTACGAAACATTGATGGCACAGGACAGAGATGTATATATGATTAAATTTGAAGAGTACGCAAATAAATATAAAGATAGATTAGCAGAAGCAAGGTTAAGGGTTGATTATACTGATGACGGAGATATTTCAAGAGAAGAAGGAGAAAAAAGAATCGCTAACATCAGGTTTACATTATGAGCTGGGCAGCAGATAGAGCTACTATAAAAACAGCCATTGAAGGATTAACGGGGTATATAATTATCCCTGAGAATAAGAAGCCAGAGGATGCACCTGGTACTCATCCCCACAGGGCCTTTAGTATCGCATTAACCGGGGTAGATGACCCTGTAATGCATACAGGTAGGGCTTTGGTTTATGTCCATTCTGTTGAAGTGTTAGTAAAATATTTAGGGGTTGATGATACTATACAAGCTACTAATGAAAGTTTGTTTTTAACATTACAGAATACGATTTCAGCATTAACAGGTTTTATAAATTTTAATTCAGAACCAACTTTAGAACCAATGGATAACAAGCACTTGCTTGGGACTTTGGATTTTCAGTTTGGTGTTGATTGTAATAGTTAGGAGATATAATGGAAAAGAAAGTAAAGCCCGGAATATCAATATCCAAATCTAAAAGTTATGGGGCAGAATTTAAGATTATTTTAGGGTTGGATAAAGATAGAGAAGGGAAATTTAACAAGGGCGGTAAAATTACCGTCACAAAAGAAGAATTAGAAACCATTGGGAAACATAGATGGTTGGAGGTGAATAATGGCTGATGTAAAAATAGGGGCTCGTGAAGAACGGTTAGGGTGCTACATACAAGCCACCTACAATGAGTCACTGGCTGATAGCACTACTTTTTATACAATGCAATGGGTAAATGCGGGGAATTTAATACTTGATAATGCTACTACACTTGATCAATTCAACGTAATATCCCAACACGGTGTGCATAATGAAATTGAAAGGGCTGTAATAGACACCGTGGGTGGGTTTAAGTCTATACCCATTACCGGTATAGCGGAAAAATCAGTAATGGCACCCTTGTTATATTCGTCTCATTTTGTATGTACAGAAGCAGCAGGAACTCCGTTTAATAAAGTAATAACAGCGGGTGGGTTGACAGCCCCACTTGATTTCGCAAACAATGGGACTAAGTTTTTTACTTGGGCAATAGACCAAGGAGGTACAGCAACACAGGGGAGCCCTGCAAGTACGAGTGATGATGGAATCCAGTTATTAAATGGGGTTGTTGATAACCTGAATATCGTTTGGGATATGGGGGCAGATGGTACCGCAAGATTCGCTAATTATTCTGCGACTATTTTGGGTAATCAAACAAAGCACGAACAGTCTTTAAGCGGTACTTGGACAAATGCAACACCAGCACAGAACTTTTTTAATAACTCAGACACTTGGGCGTTTATAGCCCTTACTGTTGATTCGGTTGATCTAAAACAAGAGAGAATAAGAAGGGTTGAATACAATGTTAATAATAATTTCGCTTCAAGCACGGCAGCAATAGCGGGAAAGATAAACCAATATGATTTCGCCCCGGAATATACGATGAAAGTGATTTTGAATTATAACGCCGTAACAGAAAAATGCTTAAATGATTTTAACCTAAAAGCTACAGTAGATGCTAATTGGAGTAACGATTCGGGGCAAGCAAAAACAGATGGCAAATGGACTATTGATATGCCTACAAGTTATTTATACGCCCCGACTAAGATTTACGAAGGTGATTTCTTGGGAATTGAATTAAATATTAAAGCATTTTCAACAGCAGGAGCAACACCGGTGACAATTAACTATTGTGATACAATAGATTGGACTTTTTAAATGCAATTATCATTAAAAAAATCTTTAACCAACTGGATAAAAGTAGAAGGGGATGATCCTCCCGCAGAGTTCTTAGTGGATTACCCCACAAGGGAACAATCACGGGAATTACAATCTATTGCTTTTGGAGATAAATATTCAGGCAACGATAGGATGCTGAAGTATGCTCAACTGTTTATTAAATATGCAGTCAAAGATTGGAAAAATATGTTCGGCGATGATGATAAAGAAATCGAATGTAAAATAGTAGATAATGAATTATATGGTGGAGAAAAACAAACTGGATTTGAGAAGTATAAAGAAAGTTTGGGCGATTTATACATCCATAAAAGAGAAGAATATTATAGATTGCTTAATGAATATGATGCAGAGCACCAGGACCTTTGGTGGGCTTTGGTGAAAGTTCCCGGTAGAGCTTTAGCAATCTATAATAGTATTGCACCGGAAGTTGAGTTTACAGATAATGATAAAAAAAAATAGTTTACTGTTCAACACTCTATAACGCTGGGAAACTTCAGGGTAAACCAATAGAATTTCCAGCAGAGATTGCAGGGAATATATACGAAACGCAAGATGATTTGATTGAATCGCTTGATGAGGAGATAGAAAAATTACAAAATGTAGAAGGGGCAACATTGTTAAAGTGTTTAGATACTGCATTATTCCCTTTAGGGGTTGATACCGCTTGTCTTGCAGATATAAGGACTATGGATTTAATCAATACTTATTCCTTTTATAAGAACTCTCCAGATAAAGCATTTACCCCCCCGACCCAAGTATGGTTTGATGCTTATAATATATTAACAAAATTGGAGCCTCGTTTAATGTAATGGCAAGAAATTATAAAAAAGAATATAAAAGTTATCACGCTAAACCGATACAGGTTAAGAATAGAGCTGCAAGAAATAAAGCCCGTAAAATACTTGGATTAAAACCCGGTGATAAAAGAGAAGTTGACCATAAAAAACCCCTATCTAAAGGTGGTGGCAATTCAAGGAAAAATTTAAGAGTAATATCTCTAAAGACTAATAGAAAAAAAGGCAATAGATAAATGGCTCAAGTTGTAAAAGACATAAACTTTAAGACTAAAGTAACCGGAACAGGTGCAGCTAAAAGTAAAATTCAGGGAGTAGAAAAAACTGCTGTAGGTTCTGCGAATAAGATGAGTGCTGCATTTACTAAAATGGGCGGTATGATGATAGCTGCTTTTGGCGGTATGCAGATGGTGAATATTCTTAAGGGCACACTGGATGCATACGGAAAACAAGAATTAGCAATCCAAAAACTTGACACCGCTTTAGGATATAGCACAAAATCACTTCAAGATTATGCTGCTGAACTTCAAAAAGTTACAACCTTCGGAGATGAAGAAACTATAAATGCAATGGCATTGATAGGAATGTTTGTTAAAGAGGAAGAACAAATCCAAAAGTTAACCGTTGCTGTCCAGAATTTTGCTGCTGCTAAAGAAGTTGATTTGGCAATGGCTGCCGATTTAATCACTAAAACATTTGCATCTTCTACTAATGCACTATCAAGATACGGATTAGTGGTTGAAGGAGCTGCCAACTCGAGTGAAAGATTAAATAGTTTATTAGATGCAATGAGTGTTTATAGTGGGCAAGCTGAAGAAAAAGCCAAGACAAACACTGGTCAAATGATCAAACTTAAAAATAAAATTGGTGATTTAGAAGAACAAATTGGTGCCGGGTTAATTCCTTCAGTTATGGACTTAACGTCTATAATGGATGGTTTGAGTGGTGCAATAGGGGATAGTGATGGGTTGCTTTACTGGTTAACAAGACTAACAACTTTGCCTTTAATGTGGCCTGTTGAATTATATAAAGCTATTGCAGACCTTTTAGATGGTAAAGACGGAGTAAAAGATTTGACATCCGAATGGAGCAAACAAAATGATGTGCTCAAAATAGTCGGTGGTCAGTGGGGAAAGTTTGGGTTGGCAGGAAAAGAAGGTTTAGGTTCAGTAAAAAATGAAGTTGTTGGATTAAATAAAGAACTAATAATAACAAGAGAATTATTAAAGGGTATTGTAGGCGAAGCAGGTAGAGAAATAACTGGTGGTGTTGCGGGCGAAACCGGCATCGGTGCTGGTGGGGCTAAAGAAGTCGGGACGGCAAAGGAATCTCCACTTGCAGCAGCTACATTTGACGGGTTAGAAGACGGATTTGATAAAGCCTCAGATATGATGGAGAGTGTATCAAGAAACTGGACAGCTACTTTAGAAAGCAACTTCAATGAGTTCTGGGATTCGACCTTTGGTTATGCAAATTCATTATTAGAACAATTATTAAAAATGACTTTTACAGGTATACTTTCACAGGCTTTAAGTTTCTTACCAGGTGGTGGGATTTTAACGGGGATTATAAGTGCATTTAGCAGTCCAACAAGTAGTGGTGCCGGTGTATACCCACAAACGATAGTAGTAAAATTAGGAGATGAAGACTTGGCAACTGCTGTAAGAAAGGGAGACTCATATAATACAATGAGAAGACGAAACTAATGTTATCTCTAAATGATACCCCAACAAATGACAACGAAGCTGTTTTTTTATTAGAGATTAACTGCGAAGGAAGCAACTTAATTGGGAACTCAGGGTTTGATAGCGATAGCTCAACCGGATGGACTTTAACAGGTGATTGGGCTGTAAATAGCAATGAGTTGCAATTTGACTTTGTTGATGATGCCACTGGTACTGCTCGTTATACAGTCAGTCAATTAAGTGCCGCTACTTATGTTTTTGAATATGAAATAATGTACGCTTCTGGGACGTTTGCTTTATATTTAGAAGGTGGTGGTGGAGGTTCAATACTTACCAATGATTTAACATTACCCCAAACATTAGGGAAACACTCCCTTAGATTTGTAGCCAATACCGGCACCTTAGTTTCAATAGCAGTAACCGGTATGGATGGAACAGACGAGGTAGATATTGATGACATTAAGTTAAGAAAATTAGAAGATGTAATAAGATTATCAACAAGGGATATCACTTTAACCGGGAATGTGTTTGATGGACAAGTAATTCAGTATAACGAATTAACAGATGTTGATGCTTATATTGATACTGAAGCCGGTGGTGGCATAGGTGCTATAACGGGATATAGTTTTAAGATTGCGAGGCATACAGCCAATACAAGAACAGATGGATTTTTTAATGAGTTCTTCCCTGCTTACAACGGTGGACAATTAATAGCAAGGGAAATAAAATTTGGTGTAGTCTGGGATTCTGGAACTCCGGCATATACTGACGTGACCTGGTTAATGAATGGGAAGGTAATCGACTACAGTTACGAACCAAGGGCAATAAATATTATAGTATTGCAATCAACTGAAATAGATGCCAGGGAAGTTCCTTATTATTCAATTCAAAAAGATTTTAATAATTTTGTTTCTTATTTTGAAAATGCACCAGAGGAAAATTACGGAGCTATTATTCCAATCGTTTATGGTGACTTTGGGACTTGTACTCGGGCTTTGATGGATACTTTTACAGCTTCAAGATATGCACCAGGCATTATAGTAGACCAAGGTTCTTTTGAATCTATATACTGTTCGCATAAAGTAGAAACGGCATCAAATGGTCAAGCTGCTGGCGCTGATTGGGATGTAATGAAATATTTACCCGGGTTAGATATTTATGGTTATATAGTATCCACCGGTTCATCGGGCTCTAATACTGAATTAAACTGCAGAGTTGTAATGTTACAAAGTGCTGATGTATTATATGCTGGTTTATGGATACCGTTAAACGAATTGTCAGAAGGAAGTGATATAGATGACATTTCTAACTTGACCGATCAAGATGAATCAACTTATGTTACAGTAGAAGACACTGGTGGTACTGATAATGTATTGGCACTAAGAATAAAAGGGAGCACTTCAACCGGAGAGGTTGGTTATGTTGATACCATCAACAACGGTAGTGCGACCGTATATTTCAGGGCAAGCAATAATGATGATGGGGCGAATACAAGGGCTTACACTATTAAATATAGAAATGAGGGCTTAGCAACACCGGCTGATGGTACTGATACATCGAGCACAGTTGCTGCGGCGATAGCAGATGCAACTCACGCCTTTGCTACGGCTACAGATGCTAACGCAGATAGTCAAATTCCTTGGACAATAGAGGAGTTACAAAGTTTAGATTATTATTTTACTAATGATGATGCGGATGCAGGGGATGATATTCGGGTTTATCGTGCATATATATATATAGTAACAAAGCTCACGGGGGCGGTTGGTAGATATCACACTATATATGGCTGGGGGAAAAATCCTTGGAAGGGGGTTAGACCTATTGGGATACTCCCTATAACACAATATGAAGGGAGGGCAGAAGACCCTTGGGCTCCATATCATTTTTCCCACGCTACAAGGGAATCAAAAGGAAGGGCGGATAATGTCTTTTGTTTTATGAAGGGCAGAGAGTTTGGAAGATGGACAGATACAATATTGGCAGGGGCAAGAAGTAACGGATATAACGAGGGTGATTTAATAGAATGCCCACCTTATATAATCGAATCAATTTTAAGAGATGAATTATTTACTGAACGGGATATGCGGATGGATAGCTCTGCCGACACTACTCATTTTGTTGATGCAGAAGCTATGACAAAGGAAGATGATTGGTATAACTATTCAGAATTTATAAACGCAGGCACTCCAGGGGCAAGGGTTCACGTATCGGATTATGTAGCTTCGACTAACACATTTACAATAGATGCTGCCGATGCTAATTTAGGTGCGACAGTTAATTATTTTCTTACCAACATCCAGGGTGATAATAAAATAGACTATGCAACTTTTGATGCAATAGGCAATACAACGAATGGTACTCGCAAGAGTTGGAAGTTTGCTCGTTCTGTAAACACTAAACAACCTATTCAGAGTTTATTGAATGAACTTCTTTTTGAATCACATTGTATTATGTTTGAAACCGCAGATGAGACTACAGGGAAAACAAAAATAAAAATTAAGGCTTTGGACAAGGCAAGTGCTACGGAGTTTGATACAATAAATAATCCAATGCAAGCAAAAACAGCAGGGAACATAGAACAGTTAAGATGTTCACTCACACCTTTAGCAAATGTTTTTACCTCTTTCGAATTGTTTTATCATTATGATTACGGTAAAGGAGATTACACTAAAAGTATATTAGTTGATAGAAATGGGTATTCAAATCCTTCCGGCGGAACGACTTTAACAGACGAACACCAAAACCTTTGCCAATTTGCAGAAGATACATACAGGATTAGAAATCCCTTTACTTATTCAAGCAACTGGATTTATGACGATGCTACTGCTGAGTTCTTCTTAGATAAAAAGATAAGATGGTTTACCGAACAAAGATTAAGAGTAACAGTAACAGAGCCGATTGGTTCGGATGGAGATTCCGGTTATTACATCCAATGGGAGGTAGGCGATCAAGGGGTCATTACATATACACAAGGGATGCCGGCAGAGTATGAATGGAATGCTACAACAGCAGACAGCCATCTATTTATGATAACAAGTAAACGGATAGTAACAAACCCACAGGGGTCGCCGTATATTATTTTTGAATTAATCGATATGGGAATATAATGAAAGAAGAAACAAAAAGATTTTACGAGTTTACTTTTGAGCAACTTGTAGCAGCGTTGAAACTCAAAGGTAATTTTTTAACTTATGATAACAGCGACAGCGATGGGGCTAAAACCTCTGTGCTGAAAATCATAACAGTAGAAACAAAAGAACACAAATGAGATACTTGTTCTTAATATTCTTTTTATGCGGGATTACCCAAGCTCAGATTTACAGAGACCTGGACATCTACAAAGGAGACAGCCATACTCTTTATTTTGAAGCAGATGGAGATGTTTCAAGTGATTCCTTGATGTTTGTTGTTAAGGCGGATAGGGACGATGATACTCCAAGAGTTATAACAAGAAGAAACACAGCGGGTGGTGGGGGTGATACGCAGATAAAAGTTATCTATTCGACTAAAAGCACTATCCTTGTTAAATTAACTCAAACAAATACTGAAGGATTAACGGCAGCAACTTATGTATATGATTTAACAGTAGATTCAACCACTACCCTTTACACTGGCTATTTGAAATTAAGAGATGAAGTTTCCGGCTCTGCTGATGGGGTAGCAACTTCAACACCTTATTATACTGTAGCTCTTGACACTCCAAACGCTTCACCCTCGTTCCCGATAGGGCAAGATTCAGATAATGGGTGGGATGTGGTTTCTGCGGGTGCACATATAGACACATTAGCAAAACAAAGGCATAGATACGGGGTATTGAATGTTTTAGAATATGGTGTAAAAGGGGATGGTTCAAATGAAAGAGTAGCGTTGCAGGCTGCTTTTGATATTGCCAATGATTCGGGTTGGACTATATGGATGCCTAACCCCGGTAATGGGATTTATATAGATGACCCCGGATGGGATAAGAAAGGTTATGCTTCTGATTCAACTATTGTGAATAAAAGCTCCCCTATTATTATGGATGCTCCTTTATATTATGTAGGGACAAGGGCTGATGGGAGTGCTGGGAAATTAACTCTGACAGGTTACCCAGTAAAAAACGACACACTTTTAATTTGTGGTGAAACGGGGGTTAATTTTAATGATTTTTCGGGTTCTATTATAAGGGTTATGGCAGTCGGAAATGCAAGAACTGGCTCTGAGGGGGTAGGTGCTGATTCTACCGTTGGTGTTGTATTAAAAAATGTACGCAAAGCGCATTTTAGAATTGAAGATGCAAGATATTTTTTTACTAATGCCTTGCTAATCGGAGATATGGCTTCATTCGGGGGCAATGTAATCCACATAAATAACTTCCTCGGTGGCTATGTGATGTTACACATTATGGATAGAGGCACAGGCGGTTTTACAGGGAACAACCTTATTATAGGTGGAAGATTTCAACAACAGTTTATGCTATTAGATTTACCCGTAACTATGATAATGCTAAGTAGCGGGGGGAACACATTTATACAGCCACAGTTACAAGCATTCAGAAATGAATTTTCTACTGGAATACATTGCAAATCAAATAACAACACCTTTATAGATGTTTGGGGTGAATCATCGTTTCCGGTTGTTGACAGCACACACTATGCCTTAAAATTAACAGATAATGCAACCCAAAATAAATTTGAGTTTACAGTCGCAACAAATTTAACTTATAGTTTAGCTGGGGGACTTTACCCGAATATTGTTACCAACCCACAAGTTACTGCATTAGGTTATACTGGCGAACAAGTATTATTATTCAGAGCAAATGATTTATCTAAAATCACAAATGTATATTCAAATGATTTAGCGAATAATAAACAAACCTACTACATACGGGGGATGTCATTCATAAGGGGGTTTGCTGTCGTACCGTGGTCTGTTCAAGATACGATTCCAGTTAAAGACACATATAATCTTTTTAAGACTGACAATGGAATAAATTTAAGTAGAAGTTTAGCTATGGGAGTAATGGTAGATTGTGAGGACATAAAGGAATATTCTTTGGCAGTTTCTTTCAAAAGAGACACTACTACCAGTTACTCACCAGCGATAGACTCAGTTGGTGTTCCGTTTATTATATTGTATGATTCTCTTGGGGCTACGATTACAGCCGATAGTTCAATAAACGGGCTTACCTCATCTATGAGCCACAGATATTGGGATTACGATAACACAAGATTGAAAGGTCATACTGGTATTGCATCCTTTGTATTTAGTGCCGATGGGCAAATAGGTCAACTGCGAGAATATTTTTCACTCCCAACCACAGCCAAGACAGCATTCATAGGGATAACGGGCAAGACGGCTGATGTTTTCGGAGGGAATACTTATTCAAACGACTTAGTAGATTACACTTCTTTTGCTTTATACGCCAACCAAGAGACAAGCACTTGGGCTGGATATGATGATAGCTCTAATACAACCGACTTGCCATTAGCTTTAGATGTTGGTGGTAAGTGGCAACGAGGTTCTGTAATATATAACGATACCGTGAACTCAGGTGGGCATATAGGATGGGTGGCTACTACTGGCGGGGTGGTGTTTACAGAGGACAGGGCGGATGCCACGGTTTATAGTTATCAGGGGTTTCACGCTATGTTCAGCGATTCTACTATGTGGGTCACGCAAAAAATAGGGGCAACAAGCTACGCAGAACCAACAATAACAGGCAAACAAATTGGTGAATTTGTCCAAGACAGCACGGTTGTTTGGAGAAAAGTAGGTAAACAAGGTGGAGTATTCAAAACATTTGGGAAAATAGATTAAAAATATTATTCAATATAAAAAGGTGTAAAAAATGTTTAAGAAACTAATTTTAATAATAGTTCTTTTTACAGGAGTAACTTTTGGACAAAATCCGTTGATGCTTTTGTTTGCGAGTGCAGCAGCATCGTTTGATTCAACATTTATATATCAAGTGACGGATTCTTTAGCTACTGATATAGCGGAGATTCTGGATGGGACAACTCCTTTCTCAGGAGATATTACACTTGAAAACGAAGAAATAATTAGCAATGGTACAGACGGAGATGTGAAGGTCACTTTTAATGAAGATGCTGTCAACTGGGGTGATTTTCACGTTGCTTCAAGTTTGGCGGGTGCTGACGTAGAAGTGGGCAATACTATGGGTCTCATTTTCCAAGGCAATGACGATGCAGAGAATGTAACAGATTATGCAAGGATAGAATTGTATGTAGCTGATGAAACACACCCCTCTGAAGATTCTTGGATAAGGTTTTGGAATACTGTGAGCGGTACTTTGACTAATGTGTTTAGTATAACAGGCACGAGTTATGGTGGTTCAGCCACTTCGGCGACTCTTGATGACTTGCTTAGTTATGGGAAATCTACCTTTAATGAAAATGGGTTAGATGAAGATTTCAGAATAGAAACAGATGGTGAAGATTCTGCTTTTGTAGTAGACGGTACAGACGGTGATATTTATATGGAAGGACTTGGCACGGGCACAGGCACTCAACTTTCAAGATTAGCCAACACAGACGAGATAGTAGAAGAGTCAAGTTCAATGCGTTTCAAAGATGATATAGAAGATTGGTATGTAAGTGTAAGAGATGTAATGAAATTGAAACCACGCCAATGGGTATGGAATGAGGAAAGTTCAATGCCTCCTAATTTTCACGATTACGGGATGGTAGCTGAAGAAGTGTACGAGGTAATACCTGAGGCTGTAACTTACAACGATAAGGGGCAGATACAATCTTGGGATGCTAAAACATTAGCAACTTATTTAGTAGGTGTAGTACAAGACCAGCAGAAACAAATCAATGCTTTAGAAGAACGAGTAACTGCATTAGAGAAATGATTTACATTCTAATCATATTACTTATAGCTGTTCAGGCTTGGAGAGAAATACAAATCCTTATTGACAGGAAGAGTTATAAAGCCGAAGATTACCGTAAGTTATTCTGGTACACCGATTGGCGTAGTAAGTGGAAGAACTGGGATAGCTTTCACGTTTCAAATGGAATAGCAACTTTGATTATTTGTTATTTCATTAGCCTCCATCTCGATAGTATCGGGATGCTGACGGGATTATCTCATTGGGTAATCCCGTTTCTTAACACTATCGCATACTGGTTAATCTGGATGCAAATTAGAAATTTATTTATGAAACTTTGCAGGAAGTGATATGTGCGAGAAGAACTTAGCTAAATTAAGAGAATTAACCCCTCGGCTTGTACCGTTTCCGCCTATGACTAAAGATAGTGCGGGCTTTGAAGTAATAGAGGGTAAGTGTTTATCGTGGTTTCTTTGGCAATATAAAGACAGAATAAAAATAAATGATTTTTGGTTGGCTAAGGGTACTGACTTTCCAGCACACCAGCACAAAGAAGAAGAATGGGCTACTGTTTACAAGGGTAAAGCGATATTCAGGAAACAGGGAAGAGAGATAGTAATGAGAGAGGGGGATTTTGAATACACCCCCGCAGGTATATTACATAGTGCTTATTTCCCGGAAGAGTGCAGGGTGCTTGTAATTTCTATGCCACCGACAAAGGAGTACCCAAATGGCAGAACCTAACGGATGGGCTGAATGGAGCAAATACGTATTGAAAGAACTTGAGGATAATGATAAAGATCATAAAGAAATGCTAACTAAATTGAACAACATAGAAATAGGACTCGCAGTATTAAAAGCAAAAGCAGGGATTTGGGGTGCGGTAGCTGGCTTTATAATATCTACTGCGGTTTCATTTTTGGGTTATGTTTTATTCAAATGAAGTGGTTAGCCGAAATATTAAAACCATTATTCGACTTCTTGAAATGGTGCTGTGATTGCAAGTGGAAGAAGACAATGATGCTCTTTTTTATGATGTTTTTATTAGTAGGAATTTCAGCAGGGATTATTTATATTAACACCTTAAAGCATCAATCAAAATCAGTACCACAATATACAAAAAGAGTAATAGAGAAACCGGAATCAATTTTACCGGAATATGTGGAATATAAAGACAGAGCAACTTTCAACAACAAAGCAGGAACAACAAAATGAAGAACACAATATCAAACATACTCGCTTGGTTATTTTTGATAGGTGGTGCAGTAAACACTTATCTTGAAAGCCTATGCGCAGAGTGTGAGATAAACTGGTGGACACTTATTATGGCTATCTTAGCAGCCGTGATAGCATACTTCACAGGTAAATCACAAAACCTTAAAGAAAAACATTAAGATTTTGTTTTAATAAAAACATTTTATATCTTACAGATTGTAAGAAATATCTTACAGTTTCCTTTATTTAGTTGATGCCGCTCCTATCTGGGGCGGCTATTTTTAACAAATAATGGTGATGCTGATTACATACCAAAAGACATTTCATTTTACCCGCTTACTATGGGCGTTTTCCCCCGAAAGGAATTACAGCGTTAATCAGGCGTCATCATACCCTAACGTGGCGGGTATCTTATTAGGAGAATTATGAAAGTATTATTTTATTTTTTGCTATTTGCCTCAACCTATGCGTGCCAACCCGTATGGCTGATGAGGCTTACACAATACCGAGTTGGATTGAGAGGTATGCCGTAATGAAAACATCAACAAATGGAATAGGGCTGATACATTCCTGGGAGCAGTTCAGACATAAAGCATACGCCGATTCCGGTGGGACGTGGACTGTTGGCTGGGGATCGACACGCATTTTTGGCAGGTCTGTAAGAAGGGGCGACTATGTTACAAGAGAAGAAGGGGATGAACAGTTTGAAAAAGATTTAGTATATTTTGAAAACGCTGTTGAGTCTTATGTAAGGGTAAGAATAAACCAGAATCAGTTTGATGCTTTAATGAGCCTTTGTTATAATATAGGGGCAGGAGGGTTGAGGCGTTCTAAAGTATTGAAGCATTTGAACAACCACGAGCTATTCCAAGCTGGTGAAAGTTTTATGCGGCACGTTTATACAAGACATAGAAAAACTAAAAAACTAATAAAATTAAAGGGGCTTGTTAGGAGAAGGAAAGCAGAGAAGAAATTATTTTTAAGCGTTACCCCTGATTTCAGCAAGTTAAAACCAAGAGGGTTAACACCATACATTATTTGGTGGGAGAGGTTTATATGAAAGACATACTAATGACCATCGGAGTAATAGCACTTATAATCCTTGCATTTTTTATAGGTAAAAAGTGTAGTGATACAACTGCAAAGACGACAGTAGATAAATGGAAAGCCAAAGTAACAGTTGAAGAAGCAAAGATAAAAAGATACCAGAAGGATGTTGCTATTCTTTTTAGTGTTATAGATTCACTTGAAAGCATTGAACTTGATGAACGTATAGTTTACTTACAAGTAGATTCGGCTATTGCAGCAGATTCAACAAATGCTATAAGGGAATACAGAAAAGGTCTTCAGGTGCTTTGCTATATCCCAGATGAAACACCAACATTAACATTAAGGGAAGTAGGATTAGGGGCATTAAACTTTCAATCTTTGATTGGGTTAAAATTAGCACTCCCTGTTTTATATGATAAAATCCACATCCGTGATACCTTGATAAGCAAGCAATCAACAATGTTAGAAATTAAAGACAATATTATAAGTTTAGATTCTCTTACCATAGACTTGTTGATTAAAGATAAAGATTCATTCTGGAGAAACAGGTTTATATTCTACATAGGCGTTGGGGCGAATTGGAATGGCACAGCTTTAGCACCCGGCATTCAAGCAGGAGTAGGCATTAGGATAGTAGGTAATGACTAAAACTGAAGCTGAAATAAAAGAGTTTATTGATAGCAGGGAAGTTTTAATGAAATCTGAGCTTATAAGGTTTATCTATCCTAATTACGATTATAAAAAAGCAGGCGGTTATTACACAAAATTAAAATTTTTAAGATGGTGGGATTATGTATTACAAACAAAAGATTGGGCAAAGTTAAAAGAACACAGAAATTACAGAGAAAAAAACGCAAACAAAAAAGGCGAAAGGTTCAATAGAGTTAGGGAAATTTATAAAACCGACAATCGTTTGCAAGAATTTGGGAAGAGGCGAATCCGTAACCTTTTAATCAAGGTTTACGATTTAGACATTCCACTTGCTTCGCTTGCTCGGTACTTAAAGGAACTTAAACAGGAGCCACAATGTATTCCAAAAAGCAGTTAGAAATCTATTCGGAATTTTTTGAATGGGATTTTACTAAAAAACCTAAAATATTTAAGGGTAAGAAAAACACAAATAAAGATTTATTGATAGCAGATGTTCACGCCCCTTTTCATCATAAGACTTTATACCAGCAAAGCATCGAGGATAATTTAGATGCACAGAATTTATGGATAGCTGGCGATTGGTGGGATTTTTATTCTAAATCATTTTACCGCAAAACACATCATATTGATTTCCACGTTGAATTTAGAGAAGCGTTTGCCTTGCTATGGAAGTTGTCAGATAAGTTTGAAAACATAAACTTAATGCTTTCAAATCACGATATGAGATTTATGAAATGGATGTTTGACAATATACCCACTTCGGCTTTACCGTTTACTGATATAAACTTTGTTGAAAGGATATTACAAACAATCCCAAATGTTAAAGTAATAAAGCAAATCACAGACAGAGAGCGACAAGTGGGTTATGTTTATCAGCATAAGAATATGGTATTAAGCCACATTGAAATGAGCCGGAAGAATGTAGGTCATACAGTCCAGGAAATTTGTAAAGAATTATTTAGATGGGAAGATGCTTTTAGATTAAAGAAATATGATATGCTTCTGCAAGCTCATAACCATCAAAGTGCTAAAGTAAGATTCGGCAACAAGTGGCTGTACCAAATACCCTGCTTAATTGACATTTCTCAACCTTCCTTTGACTATGTATTTTATGGCAAGCTACAAGGAAATCCCCCGGCTTTAGGTTACATAGTATTGAAAAAATATGACGATGGCACAATCGACCCAAGGGGAAGCTACATAGTTGACTTCTGATTTAAGCGACTTTTATTTTTAGGGGTATATTATATCGGATTTAGCATACAAATGCTGTCAGCAAAGCCCAGTGCACAAAAAACGCTATGTTTGTCCTAATCTTTAGCCCAGGCAAACCCTACCTAAAACTTTTTTTATATTTATTTTCAAAAACACTTGCATCTTTATATATATTTTTATATAATAGAGTAACAATAAAAAGGAGTTAGAAAATGGAACAAATAAAAAGCTCATATAAAAAAACTTCAACCCACCTTTATTCATTTAAGATATATGAAACCCACAATGAATATTTTACTGAATATTATACGGCCGAAGATGCTAAAATAATGTGGGATGTATTGACTAAAGACGGGCAAGTTTTTTCCTGCTCGAAAGCAAATCTTAATGATTCTTATTTAGAAGATGTAAGTAATAAAAGTGAAATTTTTGTTGACAGCAAAACAGAACAGCAAAGAAAATTATTCAAACTCCAAAGCAACATACAATTTTAATTAGGCAATAAAATGGACTTACTAATTATTCACTTTGCAAAAATAATTTATGTAACCACTTGCCTAATAATCTTAGGTGGTTATATTAAATATGTATTAACTAAATTTTAGGAGGAAGAAATGAAAGAACCTAAACACTTACTATTCAACATTGGATTATTCTTATTGATAATCCAATTATTTTACAGGAGCAAAAAATGAATCTTTTGATACTAATGTTCACCATAATAATTTCCTTTTTCTCCGGCTACTGGCTGGGCTCAAAGGAATACAGGAAAGAGAACGATATTTTAATTCAACTACTAAATGGAAGGAAAGAGAAATGAAAGA